GCAAGACCATCGCCGAGGGGGTGCAAGAACCAGCCTTCCTGGCCAAAGGCATCATGTCGTTCTGGCGTCGCGTGCGCGGCTGGCTGCTGCAGCCGCTGACCCAGCAAGACCCGATGACCTGCTCTGAAAGCATGCTGGCCCTGCTCGCCTGGGAGCGAGATATCACCCGCTTCAAGGGAGAGCCGCTCACCCTGTTCCGCAAGCGGGTGAAGTTCGCCTTCATCAACGCCCAGGATTCGGGAGAGGTGGCGGGGTTCAAGCGCATATTCGAGCGCCTTGGCATCGGTTGGTGTGAGCTGCGCGAGCGACAGGAAGGTACCCCATGGGATGTCATCACCATCGAGGTGGCCGACAGCGCTCTGGCGGAAAACCAGCAGTTGATGGAAACCCTGATCCAGCACTACGGCCGCACCTGCCGCCGCTACCGCTTCCAGGTGCTCTATCCCGCCGTGGCATACCTGCATGCGGGGCATTTCGACATGGCCCACCAGGTATTCGCAGCATCCCTCAATAAACCAGCCTGCAAGGGTTACCTGCAAGCCGGTCAAATCCATTTTATTCAACACGTTTACGGGGCGTCTCTCCCCCGCAAGGAGTCCTGATGAGCCAGGTCATTACCAACGCATTCGAACAATATTGGCAGTCCAGCCAGGCCGCAGAACAACCGGTCGTACTGGATGAGTTCATCCTGGCTGACATCCCTAATCTGGATATCACCTCCCCCATTGACCCTGACGCCGGCCTGCCGCCGGAAAGCCAGATCGTGCACCGCCAGAACGTGGACCAGCGCGGCCGCATCAACAACAACGCGGTGGCCTACACCATTGTGATGGATACCACAGTCGGCGACTTCTCGTTCAATGCCATGTACCTGCGCAACAAGCAGAACGGCGTGATCGGGATGATCGTCTACAAGGGCCGCGAGACCAAGCTCAAGACCGACCAGACCACAGGCCAGACCGGTAACTCACTGGTCAAGTCCATGCTGATGGGGTACGACCAGGCAGCAGAGGCCACCCTCACCAACGTGGATGCTGGAACGTGGCAGATTGATTATGCCGCCCGCCTGAGTGGGATGGATGAGGACATCCGCCAGCTCCAAGCCGATCTCTATGGCCACCACACCTTTGTCGGTGATGGATTCAAGGTGGTAGAGACGGATGGTGCCTTTCAGGTCACTCCGGGTGTAGCCATCGTCGGCGGCCTGCGGGTCGAACTGAAACAGCCCGAAGTCATTTACCCAGGCACCAAGCCGATTGGCGTCTGGGTCGATGTACATCGTGCCGGTTCGCTGCTCTCCGAACATCAGAACCACTTCACGCTCATAACCAGCGTAACCGACCTGACCGACCATGTGGATGGCAGCGGCTATCAGCACTTCGTAGCCAAGCTGGGCTCCGTGCAGGCGGACAGCACCATCATTGATGACCGTGGGCAGGTTAGCAGCAGCGGTTCGGGGGCCATCCCTGACACCTTCGCCCTGTGGAGGCGCTCGATGGCCGAAGCGGGATATGACCTGATCGGACAGTTCGGTGTAGAGATGATCATCGAAACGGCAAATCAGGTGGTGCTCAGCAAAGACGGCAAGGGGGTTTATGCATGGACAGGAGATTTGCCAAAAAAGGTTGAATTGAATGAAGTGCATAGCGGAATGCATTGGGTTAAGTGTGACAATCTTCTTAGGGATACTTTTTTAGATGAGAACATTTATATAAGTAAATACAAGATGCCTTTCTTGAGTGTTCATGATGCTGTTGACTCAGCATTAGCGGCAGCGGTTGGGCGTGATTGCGTTGTTGTGTGTGACGTGGGTTTTGTGGTTTCAAGACCGATTATTCAGCCACCTAGAACAAGGGTTCGATGGGAGTGTGTTTGCTATATAGGCAATGACTTTATTGGTGATGTTTTATATCAAATAGATGGTGGTTATGCGTATCCATTTTATGACCCATCGCATACGTGGACTTTGCCTGGCAGGACATCGATGTGTGGCCTGCGGTTATATGCTAAGGATTTTGAGAAGGGGGTTGATGCAGAAGCTCTTGTTGTGAGGCGGTCAATTAATACGGCGTGTAAGGATGTCGTGATTACAGGGGCGAACATAGGCGGGTTAAGAGTCCAGGAAGGGTATGAGCCAAACATTCAAGATGTCAACGTTATTGTTTCCAATGCCAGAAGTGATGCGTCTATAGGTTTAGGTGTGAATTGCTCAGATGGGTACATTTGTAACGTGGTGCCTGTTGGTTATGCCACTGGGTGCAGGGTTACTGGTGGCTCAAACCACATTGAGGCCATCCACCCTTGGGGGAATACGGAGGGGATGGATATAGGTGAGCTGGGAAGAATGTTTTTTGGTTTTTATGTTACTGAGGGCGCCGAAAAGAACACATTTTTGTCATGCTATGCTGATTCACCGACGAGGATTGATGTTTATCAAGATCCAAGCAGGGAAAATGGTGGGGCTGGGTATGTTGTGGATGGTTGGTACTCGAGTCTTTTGTCGTGCAAGCATCTTGGCCATCATACCAATCCAGATAAAACCATCATCCCTTTGATAATAAGTGCACAGCAATGTGAGGTTTCTGGATTTAATGATTTAAAGCCGTTAAAAACAAAACAGCCGGTAGTTGTTTTTGAAAAGTATGCATCACCTGTGAACAATACGTTCAGGGGTGGGTCTATAGGTAGATATATTAGTGGCAATTTTGGTTATTTTACGCCAAGGTGTAACTTTCTTAGCTCTGTATCATTTAAGCAAACCCCTGATTATGGTGTTGTAGATCTGGCTTTTACCATTAATGATTCGGGCGTGTTGGTGCCATCTGATAGTAATGAGATTCTATATATTACGCTTCCTGATTACATACAGGTAAACACTATAAGAGGGTTTGCTAGTGTGTCGCGGTTCCTTTATTTATTTAGAAAAGCCTATGAGGGGAATGGCAGGGTTCCGGTGGATGTTGTTGCTGAGATTGTGCCTAGTAGTAATCGAGTTCAATTTGTAATTTTGTATGCGGATGGTGGTAGTAGTGGCTATGTGAGAGCATCTGCAATCACGAATGGTGATTCGGGGGTGTTTGCTACATTTGTTATTGAAGGTGTAGCAAACGATAGGGTTTAAGGAGTGTGTGTGAGTTCATGTTTGTTTTGTAGCGGTGATGCTTTGTTTTGTTTGGGTTTGCTGTCTGCAAAGTTAAATGATGGTGCTGACTATCTAAAGCCAAAAGGGCAGCTATATGCCGTGACATGGATGGTTTCTGCAAATAGCGAACAAGAACTGGCTGTCAAGTTGGCAAAGGTGTGCGCCGTGTTGCCTTTGCCTGAATGGTGCGCCACCCTGCGCCGACTCAATGCCGAGAACAACCTGATGGCTCAGCCGGTGGCAGCTATGGCGCCGCGCTGGAGGGCGGGTGACCCGCTGATCTGGGATCCGCTGCGCCGCCATCTGCTGGTCTCTGCCGCTCGCTCTGCCTTGCAGCAGAGCGAGGACAATTCGCCATCACCGGACGCCACCCGCGCCAAGCTGGTCGCGCTGACCAACAAGCGCACCGCCCGCATCGCAGAACTGGACGCCGAGCTGGCCACCAAGCCGAGCTTAGCTGGCAAAATGTGGAGCTGGCACGGTTACGGTGAACCGGCCAGCCTGGCGGCCGAATTGCTCAAGAGCGATCACCCTGACCACAGCCACGCCGTCGGCGCCATGCTGCTCTCCGCTGAACCGCTCACCTATTGGCAGGAGTTAACCCTATGAGCAGAACCGCCATGCTTACCCTGGACGGCGAGCCCATCGTGATGAAGTCGATGCAGATCTCCGCCTCGATGCAGTTCCAGGACAAGGACCAAAGCGGCCAGACCAGCAGCACCAGCAGTGCCGAGCAGGGCGAGAAGGCAAAGGAACTCGACGTCTCAGGGCTGGTGCCGTTCAACGATGAGCAGACCCTGAGCCGCCTGTTCGAGCTGGCGGATGCCAAGGGAGACGGCGGCAAGCGCCATATCTACCGGGTAGGCTCGCTGCTGGCTAAGTCGGTGAAGGTGCGCCAGGCCAAGTTTGCAGGGCGTATCAACGCCAGCGAACAGGAGGGGCTCCTGGCGTGGCAGGTGCAGTTCACCCTGCGAGAACATAACTCGGTACCGGAGAAGCGCGAGCAGCGCCTCCCCAAGGCCCCAGCCACAGTGGGGCAAGGCACCGCCAATGCCACGCCGGCGAAAACAGACAGCAGCGCGGCAGCGTCTGAGCAGGAGCAGCTCAGTTCCTGGGAGAAGATGGTGAAGGGGCTGGATGACAAGCTAGGAGACGTAATGGCGTGAAACTCTCGACCAGCCTTACCCTGGGTGGCCAGCCGACCCACCTGGTTGACCATGATGTCGTGCTCGACATCTCTGCCGGTGGCCGTGCCTCCCTGACCATCGAAGGGACGGCAACCAAGGGGCAGAC